CAACATTGCATAATCATATGATTTAGTACTCATAGAGGCACAGCAAGAAGATACATATTTCAACATGTCATCAGCATTAATCTTTTCTGGCATACCATTATTAATGACTTTATCAACTTCCTTGATTGATATATTGGTTAACTTGGGTTTTATATTGGACAAGTTAGACAGAAAAGCTTTAATTTTACTCTGAGAGTATAATTGTATGGTACCACTTCGTTTTATAATCGACATTTTAAGATATATTTTATTGACTTTTATAGTTTAAAAAAAATTATTTTTTTATATTTGACTCTGACTTTTTTCAAGAATCTTTCAAGTGTGAAACCACCATTTTCAAATTCACACCAATCATAAAACCCGCTACTAAACCTATAAAGGTTGAAACAAACAACAATGTTGCAATTCTTAATTGAGCATTTCCATAACAGCATATCATTATGATAAATAATACCAAATAAGTGGTTCCCAAAACAGAAACAATAAATGTCTCCGCCAACACGACATCCTTGTATGCCCCACTAACCACTGCTGCAACCATCGCAATACCAGATACCATGAACAATATTAAACATAACCAGTATGACTTTTTTACAAATACATCTGTCTCTTTGTGTTGGTGCATTAAATATCTTTTTTTTTGATCTTTTTCATCTCCAGTATATATTCCTTCTTCCATTTTTTTTATAAAAAAAATCCATTTATATATATATATTCAATCAAATCCAAGGTATATATTTGTGTTTTGATACCTCAAATGAAAATATATCTTTATTATATCTATTTTGCAATCGGATTTGTCATGTCATTCCCAACCATAGCTATACAATTCACTATCATGGACATCGCTACACCTGTAAGTGCTAGTATTGCATATGGTTGTATGATGATACCATGGTGTTTAAAGCCCACTTTTGGATATATATCTGACCGATACAGTATATTCAGTTGGGGTAAACGCAAACCATATATCTTTTTTTGTTCATTGTTATCATCGTTTTTGTATATTAATGTATATGATTATAAAGATAACTTTGAATTATTTGTGACGCTCTTAACACTAATATCTACATGTGTATGTTTTATAGATGTATGTGCAGATAGTATAACTGTTTCATACGCAAAGGAAGAAATAGAAAATGGGCTTATACAATCAAACACATGGATTTCAAGAGGAACAGGCACATTGATGGGATTTGTCTTGGGTGGACTTTTATACAAAAGTACAGATGCTCAAAATGTTTTGACTTTTTGTTGTTACATACCATTAATAACATGTTTTATAGTATGGAATATTACGGAATACATATACAATGCACCATCTCTACAAGATCTGTATACTAATTTGATACAACAGAATCATTTTATCCTTATTTTATTCTTTTTTCACATTTCTCCAAATTATAGAGTTTTCTACGAATATTTCTTGAGAGAAACATTGAATTATGATTCTGATGATTTTACTTATTTAAGTATTTCATCTTCTATGTCATTTTTATGTGGTTTGGTAGCATTTAAATTATATTTTCGAAAGTTGCACTTGAAACAATTATTATGGAATGCTGTTTTACTTTCTTCTGTCTTGCGTTTATCGCAAATAGGTGTTGTACTTGGTTGGTTTCCCTATTTTCAAGTCGTATTGTTGGATGGTATTGTTGAATCGTTTTGTGGTCAGTTAATCATGATGCCACTTGCAGTGGTAGCTGCAAAATTATGTAACGACGGCTTAGAAGGATCTTTTTTTAGTTTTATCATGAGTATAATGAATTTCGGTGTTTTTGTTGGAGATGAAACAGGCGCATTAATAGCACATTTTTTAAGTGTTACAAAAGTAGATTTTGAAAACTTGTATATTTTAATGCTTATTGGAATTGCTATGGATATTATAATAGCTTTTATGGTACTCAATAAAATGTCTTTCTACTTTGAAAAGTATGTTTCTGTTTCTTTGGATCAGACAGAGGAACCATTGGATCCCCAAGATCCAGAGGGGGGACATGTCCATCAGGTACCAAAGAAGACGGTGTATACTGTGGACAGCCAGGACTAAAATCTGGTGATGTTGGATCATACACTTTCCCTTGTGGGCTGTAAGCAGGTGACATTGGGCTTGGAGGTCTGTTTGGGTCATATTGAGGTGATTTTGGACTGTAAGCAGGTGACATTGGACTTGGAGGTCTGTTTGGGTCATATTGAGGTGATTTTGGACTGTAAGCAGGTGACATTGGACTTGGAGGTCTGTTTGGGTCATATTGAGGTGATTTTGGACTATAAGCAGGTGACATTGGACTAACTGGTGGTGTTTTTCTTTTTGTTCCTACAAAAGCTGTATGTGCCTGTAATTGTGGTTGACCAAAAGTTTGTCCAAAATTAGGTTGTGGTATAGAATTGTACATTGCTGGCATAGAATTGTACATTGTTGGCATCTGACCTGGCATACTATACTGATCTGGCATACCAAAAGTCATATTAGGAAAAGCAGCATTTTTTACAAAATCATTTACTTCATTAGCAATTTGATTAGCTTTGTCCCATTCTTGTTTACTTTGTAAACCTATATTTGTTAATACTTGATCAGGTTCAAATTTAATCCATGGCTCATCATCTTCAAACATTTGGTCCATTTCCTCATCCAAAGTAGGTGGATCTTTCTTGTATCTTTCAACAACTTTATCATCGGTAAATACAGATGTTGTACATGTACCCATTTTTGGTGGAATACCCATTACTATACATTCAGAAATACCATTTAAATCATCTTTTTCATTATAACAAGCAGCTTGATTGTATACTTCAACTACTTCTTCAAAGGTAGATCTTTTTAGAGGACTTTGGTCCATATTTCTAATACCATGTCTTGTCATGGGTGTGAGTATCCCTCTGTGACATATCCAATCTATGCACAGTAATATATGTCTAACATTGACATAAATGCCATAAAATCCTAAGATTGATCTTATCTCATTTAATATAGTATGTCTTGCAGCTTCTATACCATAAACCTTTGCTACTTGGTGTATATCATTACATAAGATTTTATTGTATGCAACACCTACCACTTCAAACACCTTTTTTAAATCTGTTAGACTCGTTTCAATCTTATTATCCCTGTACTGTGTGATATGAGCATTAGGAATGCCTCTTACGGTCCTTTTTTTCAATTCTTTTTCATATCTAATACCAATATCATCGGTATCTTGAACATGAAAAACAGCATATGGACCATCTGAATAGGCACACATACAATCAAATAAACATTCTTTGACTGCCATAATATCATCAAATTCTTTTAAATAAAGAACAAGTGTTTTAGTCTTGAGTTTTCTATAACCTGGATCTGGAAAGATAAAAAAATCTTTTATTTCTTCCGGATCAGGTGTATCTACTATGATATATCTTTCTACCAAAGATTCTAAATCATAATATTTTATTTTGTTGTAGCAAGACACATCAGCTTCAAAAGTTGTCAATGGTGTTTTTATTTTTTCTATGCAATTAATACATTCATTCAATCTTGGTATACCCAAGGTAACATTTTTGGAAGCTACACCAGCAAAATGAAAAGTATTTAATGTCATTTGTGTAGCTGGTTCACCCATAGATTGTGCAGCTATTGCACCAACACATTCACCAGGTGATATATTGATAGTATCTATGCACATTTGAATATCTTGTATAATTTGATTCAATTCATCTCTTGTAATATTCATTTGCATTAATTTTTCAGTGTTTAAATGACTTCTTAATAAAATTTGCACCATTCTATTGTCTATCTTTGAAACCAAAACATTTATTTTATCATAAATGTATTCTGCATCCATAATTATATCAGATGGAACTGCAAACAATGTTCTAGCATTATGAATAATTCTTTCCACTGGTATGGGCAACATATAATCATCGGTATCTATTAAAGAAGGATCTCTCATAAAATTATTTTGTTTCAAAAAAGCATGATCTAGTTTCATTTGATTTACTTCTTTTTCTAAACCATAATATTCAGGATGAAAAGTTGGAATTTTTTGTTTTTCAATTTTCATGGCATCATAACCATCATCACCATACTTGAATTGTAAGATAGAACCATCTGAGTTTCTAACACTTAAATCCATACTTATTTTTAAATTTTCTAAAGCTTTCATAAATTTTCTTTGTAAATAACCAGTGACAGAAGTTTTACAAGCTGTATCTATAATACCTTCTCTACCAGCTATGGCATGAAACCACAATTCATGAGGTTTTAAACCTTCAATATATGAATGTTGAATAAATCCTTTTTCATGTGGTTTGTTGGAACCTTTTTCAAAATGAGGCAAAGTTCTATCAGTCCAAGTATTAGGTATTCTTTTTCCACATAAATTTTGTTGACCAACAACTGCCATAACCTGTGAAATGTTAATAGTGGAACCCTTTGAACCAGAATTGACCATGCAATATAACCTATTTTTATTATTAAGTGGTTTCTGTACAGCCGAACCCATACTATCTCTACATACATTTAATCTTGCATTGATCTCAGATTCATTAGTCATATACTTGACATCTTCAAATGCCATTTCCACCTCTTTATGAATTTCTTTTGAAGCAGAAGTCATCATATCAGATATACCTATAGAAAAGCCAGTTATATGCAACCATTTGTGAACCACTTGTTGTAACCTATTGATGAATAATATGGTTTGATCTGGTCCACAATCATTGAAAATAACATGTATAAGAGATCCATGTGATGTACCTAAACATTTTTTGTTCAATTGACCTTTTATAAGCTGACCTTTTCTTATTTCTACACCTCCTTTTTTCCAATTAACTATTGGTAAAGTCATGGATATCAAATCTTTTCCAGTGTATACATCTTTATGTATTAATGTTCCATCCCACCCAGGCATACAATATACACAATCAAAGAAAATAGATTTTTTTATTATGACACCATCATCACTAAGTAAGTATGCCCCAATCAGAGAATCCTGTATCACAGACATCACTGGTCGGTTGGACTGTGGAGATACTATTTGATATTTAACTGCCATCAAAAACCTAGCCTCAGCTTGTGATTGAGGTGTCTGCAATGCATGGATATTCATCTCATCTCCCTAAATATGAATATATGTTAGTAATTGATTAACATATGAAAAAAAAATTGTACTTACATCAAAGTCAGCATTGTACGGGGTTGTACAACTCAAATTCATCCTTAGAGTGGAATATGGCATAACTCTAACTTCATGAGCCATAAAAGACATTTTATGCAAAGATGGTTGTCTATTAAAACATACAATATCACCATCTTGCAAACATCTTTCTATAGTCCATCCTACATCAATTTGAACATTTGATCGGTTTATACAAGACATATCAATCCTAGAATTGTTGGGTCTTACTACAAACCTGACAGCATCTGTCAGCAATAACTTTTTTAGTTCTGCTTTATTGTAAGCAGTAACTTTTACAGGTATAGTCAGAGTTTTAGCCATAGATTCTGGTATACCTACTTCATGCATTCCAAGACAATCATCTCCTGTAATGACAGATCTTCCTGAAAAATCAACTCTTTTTCCCATCAAATTGCCTCTTATTCTACCTTCTTTTGTTTTCAATCTTGCAGTCAATGAAGTATATTCTCTTTTAGATGATCTTGTAGTTGTGTTGGGAAGTTTATGATGGTTGATATATCCAGTCACTGCCATCTGTAAATATTCTTTTACATTATTTACAATATGTTTTGGTCTGTTTTCTTTTAAGATTTTAGCTAATTTTATATTTTGTCTCATAATCTGTATTAATCTATAAGTTATATCATCCTCAGCTCTAATAGCTTTACCATTCATAATAGGAGGTCTTACCAATGGCGGGGGTACAGGTATACATGTCAATATCATATCTTTTGGATGAGACATATTAACTTTCTTTAAAATATCAAGATCCAAATTTTCTAAATGTTTGATAACATCTTCAATAAGATATTTATCTTTTCCACAAAGGATAGAACCAGATTTTTTTGACCATGAATACTTTGGCTGTCTTTTACCACATGTACATTTTTTTAATGCATTTTTTGAGTAATGAATGAGGTGTTTGTTTCTACATAAATCCGGTGTAGATAAATCTCTTATTAAACTAAGACCACAGTCTATACATATACATCTTAACCAATAAATTACATGCGTTACCCAGGAGATATGGTACACTGGACAGGTTAACTCTATATGACCATAATGCCCGGGACATTTTCTTTTATTTAAGCCACAAGTTTTGCATTTTGAGTATATATGCAAAGGTCCCATTCTCTCATCTCGGAGCCCATTTTGAACAGAAATTCCATTTTCAACTGTTTTCTGAGCATTGGTGATCTCTACAACAGACTGTTTTCTGATGTCTGAAGCTGCCCATACAGAAAATTGTATTCCTTTAATCATTTTTTTTGTTTTTTTTATATTTTCTTATTAGAATTTTCTAAAAATCTGGGATAAACGCGTGATTGAGTTGTATGAGTCTGTGTGTAGTGTAAAAATCTGGGATGGAGGTTGAACCTTATTGACAAAAACTACACAAGTATTTATACAACTAAAACCGATCTATAAAAACTATAAAAACTTTTATAAAAACTGATTTCAACATGTCCAAAAGAGCAAGAGAACAAAGATTACAAGATTTAAAGAGACAAAAGGTGAAAATGACTCCATTATCATCTTCAATTCCAATGGTAAAGGATACCAAGGTAATACACCAGGCTTCAAAACCATCTGTTTATGAAGGATATAAAAATAATAAGGAAAAAAAAGTATTAAAAGTAATGACAAAATGGAATGATGCTGATATAGATATTATTACATGGTCATACAAAGGATCTGGAAATCCAAAAGTGGTTAACAAAGGTAAAAGGAAACTTGCATCCTTTTTATTAGAACCTATGGTGGTTTTAAGCTCTGACTTGGCACAAGATGGAAATTTAAAGCTTGTAGGAGATCCATCTAAAGCAAGATATACAGTTGAATTGGGTACAGGATTGGGAAAAGCACCAAAAAGATTGAAAGATCAACTTGATTTAAAACAAGAAGAATGTTTACAATTCTTGGATAAAACTGCTAAAGAAGCCTTGGAACATGCTTTTTTTGAAGACTTATGGGGTAAAAAAGGAGAATTAGAAGCTTTTTTACAAGGTGCAAATCATTGTTGGAAAAAAGAAGGTATACAATTAAAAAGAAGGTTGACAACCTTTGGTGGTGAAAGCAACAGACCTATCTTTTGGAAAAAAAACAAAAAATCTATGTTATATGAAGAACTGGAATTGGATGAATTACCTGAAGGATCAATCATTCAATGTGAAGGATCTTTAAGATTTTTTTCTTTTAAGGATGATGAAAAAGAAATGTATGGAAGTTCATTGGACTTAGGAGAAAATATATTGGTACACTGGATGCCAGAAACAGAATACACAGATAATATTTATATTGATTTTTAAACAGCATGATAAAGTCTTTTTTTCAGCTTTTTATATC